GCCGCTGGCGTCTACGCCTATTCCGCACATGGGCACATGCGGTGCAGGCTTTTCGCTCCAGCGGTCCATGGCGCCACGGATCCAGTCGGTCGGGATTGCCTGCAGCGCCTGGTCCTTGAGGTTGGCATCGAACCTGCCCTCGGCGTAGGCGGCGCGCAGCTCGATCGGCAGCGCATCCAGGGTGGCGCGGTAGTCGTCGGTTTGGGTCAGGTCTGGATTGTCGGCCAGCTTGGACCGGATGAAGGTGCGGCTCTTTGCAAAAACTTGTTTGCCGTCGATCTCGTGGGGGCCACGGCCGTCGACCTCGATCTCGCGGCCGCTGGGTCCGGCGGTGTACCACCGCATCTCGCCATCCTTGGCCGGGTTGGGGTGTTTGGGGTCCAGCCAGGCCGCCCAGCGCTCGACCACCCACATGCCCTCGGGCGTGGTGGGCGGGTTGGTGGTGGCCACGATCCTGGTGCGCTGGCCGGGGTCTTTGCTACGGGTCCAGGTGGTGATGAACTCGTATTGGGTGCGGCTGAAGTCGACAAGCTCGTCGAAGAACTTCATGTCGTGGGCAATGCCCTTGCGCTTTTGCTTGTCACTCTCTAGTTGGCATCCGCCGATATCGATGATGCGGCCGTCCAGGCGCCAGCCCTTCTGGCTGTTCTTGCCGACGACGTCGCCGATGATCTCCTCGAAGCGGTCGAATAGCTTTTCCGCCTCTTTGTTTGTGCGACGCAGCACCAGCGATCGGTTGTGGGCTGTCAGCGCCAGGCCGATGCCCAGGTCGCTCTTGCCGCCGCCCGCTTCGCCGCCGAACAAGAGCTCGTCGGCGGCGCTGAAGTAGGCCGCGGTCTGCGGGCCTGGGTTGGGCACCCAACGCAGGCCCTTGGTGGCCTCCGCCGCCTGGTCCACCACCTCCTGCCGCTTGTCCGGCGGCAGGGCATCGAGCGCCTGGAGGTACTGGTCCAGTTCGCTCATGTGTGTTACTCGGTGGCGGGTTTTTTTATGTGTGGGCTGGCCGCCCACAGGTCCACGTGCGTGGCGATCGACTCGTGCGGGTGCCAGGTCTGCATCTGGTATTTCTGATCGTCAATCGCGCCGTTGAGAAAGTGGATCTGGCGCTGGTGCTGCTCGGCCTGCTGGGTGTGCATGGCCAGGCGGGTAGCCAGTTCCCGGCTGCGCTCAGTCTGTTTGATCCAGTAGTCCGTGCTCTCGCAGATGCCGTAAAGCGGCATGGGGCGCAGAATGTCGCTTTCCGGCGGCACGATAATGTCGATGCCCAGGTTGTTGGCGATCTGGCAGAAATACTGGCATCCGGCGCGCTGGTAGCCGTATTCCTCAGTTGCGCTCATGTCTACGCCGTACAGCCCGATGGCGCTTTTCTCTAGGGGCTGACCGTTGGCCGGGAACTGGTCGCGCTCGGCAAGGATTCCTTCGATCGCCAGCGCCATCATCCAGGCGATGCTCGAGGTCATGAAGTACGACCCGAAGCGCTCGATCAGGCGCTGGGTGGGCCATGCTTGGCTGGTCGGTAATTCCTTGACCACCGACGCCATCCAGACTGGGCAGGGCAGCAAACTCATCCACGCTACGTACTCCGGGCTGAACCATGGCTTCTGGTTGGCCGGCCGTCCGATCACCGGCGGCTCCCAGCGGTGCAATTCGAACCAGGCATCGATCCTGGGCACCTGCGAGTACAGGCCTGGGCTGCAGCCCCATATCTTCCAGGTGGTGTCGTGGAACGGGGCGAGCGCGACCGAGCTGGGCGCGCTGCCCATGATGGCTACTTTCATACTCCTCCTCAAGAGCGGGGCTCTGCGCCCCCGTGATCAGGTGGACAGGCAGACGCCGGCCGAGCCACCCAGGTACGCCCATATGGCCGTGGTAAGGCCGATCAGGTGCGCGAAGTCGCCGGTCGACTGCAGACAAATGCGCTGTTGGCTGGAGCCCAGCGTGCTGTGGATCTTGATGTTGCTGGTGCCGGTGATCAGCGCGTGGCTGGTGCCGACGGCGGTCTGGAAAATGAACTTTTCGACGCCGATCATGGGCGGATCCAGCACGTAGGTGCTGGCGGATGCGGCGTTCAGAATTGTTCCGCCGTGCGCCGGGATGTTGGTGGCGGTGCTCCCCACCGTGGACACGCCAAGCTTGAGTGCGGGCGGCCCGACCAGCATACCGTCGTCGTCGAGTCCAAGCCTGGCCCCGAATATGGTGGTCCGGATGCGGTTGCGGTAGAGCGGTGCGTTGAGTATGTTATCAGGCATGGCATTTCCTTTCGGTGGGTGATGACGTTCCGGGGCTGGGCCCGTAGCATATGCGCGCTTCCTCGCTCCTGAGAACCTGCCGGGCGCGGCGCCGGTAGGCGAATGCTACACCCTCTGACGTGCTACCTTTTGAAAAAGGATAGGCTTGCCCATGCCCCCGCTCCGGCTGCGCCGGTGGTGCCGAAGCACAAGCTCCATCCGGTGCTGCCGCCGGGAATTTGTGTTTGCAGCTCGCCGCTGGCCGGCACCATTTGGTTGGTCGCCTGGCCGGCAAGCGCCGCGGTGGTGGGTATGTTCGCCCCGGTCGAGGTGGCGTTGAACCAGCATGGCACGTTGGTGGCGATTTTGACGTACTGCGGCGCGCTGCTGCCGGTGTCCAGGTTGCCGGTCACAATCGAGCCGACCGACGAGGCCAGTGCAGCGCACTGGTAGTCGGACCATGCCGGAAAGCTTACATCCGGGTATGCGCCTAGGTTCTTCATGATTCTGACTCCTCACCGATCATCGCGCGCTCCAGTTGTCGGGCGGATGGTATCACCTGATCGGCGACGGCACAATGAATCTACTTTTCCCCTTTGGCGGCGCGGGCGCCGAGCGCCAGGGTGAATGCCACGCGCCGGGCGGCCTCAAGCTGGCCGGTCACCTCGATCTCCGCCGGCGTGTCGGCCGGTTGCCCAGGGACCAGTGCCAGGGTTTCGCGCCAGCCCAGCTGCGTCTTGGTGTACCAGATCTGCGCCGTGACGTTTCCGGGGGTTTCGTCGGTGCCGACGCAGTTTTTATAAAACGAGTTGAGCACCTGAACGTGGGTCTTGATCTTGCCCTTCAGGAGCTCCTCAGGGTAGTACTTGAGCAGTGTGTTGATGCTGATGTTGGGCATCTCCGAGTTCTTGCTTTTCTGCCGGCTGGGCAAAAGCAGGCACATGTCCGGTCGCGGCACCCCAATCGACGCCATGCGCTCGACCAGGGTGCGCTCCTGCTCGGTTGGCTTGTATGTGCCGATGCCCGGCGGGCGGCGCCTGGTGCGCTTGGCCGGCGCCGGAAGCGCCAACGCCTTAGCCTTTCCTGCGCGCTTTGGTGATGGCGGCGAAGGTTTTACCTTCGGCATGCAGTGCCTCTTTCCCGGTAGTTTTCTGCCAGCGCAGGACGCCGGCGTCGACGTATTGCGGATCCAGCTCGATGGCGTAGCCGACTCGGTTGGTCTGCTCCGCGCCCATGATGGTGCTGGCACCCCCGCTGAACATGTCGAGCACGATCTCTCCCTCAAGCGTGCTGTTGACCAACGCGCGGCGCACCAACTCCACCGGTTTGCTCGTAGGATGCCAGTCACCACCCTCATCGCGTCCAACCTTCCAGATGTCGTCTGTGTCGGCGCGGGCTTGCAGCAGGATCGGTTTGCCTGGCTCCGCGTGCAGGTGGCGTAGCTTCTTGCCCTTGGGTGGGGTCGTGGTGATGTAAAGCTCCTGACCGTCCGAGCCGGTGGTAACGATCACGCCGTTGCCGATGCTGGTGGCCTCGTCGGCCGGGCCATTGAATTGCAGGTGCCAGATGGTGGTGTTGGTACGATCGCCGTGGAAAGTGGGCCGGACGCCCTGGCGCGCGGCGTAGAAGCAGGGCTCGTGCGCCCAGCGATAGTCGCTCCACCCCATCACGCCACCCGCCTTTTCCCAAATCAGCGCTTGCAGCTCCACCAGGCCGGCATCGCGCATAGCCTGGGCGAAGTCCTCGCGGGTGCTCGATGCATGCCAAATGTACCACCCAGCATCCTCGCGGGCGTGCTTCATGGCGTGTCCGAATGCGTCCTGCAGCATGCGCTTGAGATGGCCCCGGCGCTTGTCGTCGCCCTTGATCACCGCTGCGGCGTTTGGTCCTTCCGCCTGGTAGCTCACGCCGTAGGGCGGGTCGGTGAACACGCACTGGGCCTGGCGGCCGGCCATCAGTATCTTGTAGGTGGCGGCCTTGGTGCTGTCGCCGCAGATCAGGCGGTGGTCGCCCAGATGCCACAGATCCCCCAGCCTGGACACTGGATTGGTTACGGTCGGGCCGGCCTCTGGCTCCTGCATTCGCCCTTTCGGCGGCGCCAGCAGGAATTCGATCTCGCCCTGGTCAAAGCCGGTCAGGCCCAGGTCGTAGCCCATTTTGGCGAGGTCAGCCAATTCGCCGACCAGAATGTTGGTGTCCCACGTTGACTGCTCGGCCAACTTGTTGTCGGCAATGCGGTACGCGCGCTTTTGCGCGGCGCTCAGGCCGGTGCGGGTGATGGTGGGCACTTGGGCCTCGCCACCCTGCAGGGCGGCCTGGTAGGCGCCGTGGCCGGCCAGGATCTCGCCCCGCTCATCAATGATGATCGGCTTGGTCCAGCCTACGGCGTCGATGCTGCGCCGGATAGCATCGATCTGCGCCGGGCTGTGGGCTCGGCTGTTGGACTTGCTGGGCTTGATCTGGCCGACGGCCCTATATTCCACTTGGAGCTTAGTCGCGGCCTGTTTTCGAGTAATCACTTATACGCCCCTCAAAGTCGCCGGGGCCTGCCTGGCGACGGGTTGCGCGCCGGCCCTTGCGGGCCGCGGTTCGGGTGATCGCCCATTACGCCCTTTCGCGAAAATACTTCGGCTCGAGGTCCAGCGCAACCCTCCGGTCGCCGAAATCTATTACCGTCAGCGACCGTCGCTGATCGCCTTTTCGAACCTGCACTTCGGCCCAGCCGATGAACGGCATGCCCGCGACTACCCCGCGCTTTTCAGCGGTTCTCTCGGCATAGTGCGGTGCGGCCGCCGCGAAGTCGTCCAGCGTTTCCGCCGACTCGACTGCCTTCATGAGCCATCCGCCGTATGCGACGTCGTACAAATCCTCCTTTGTCGCTGCGGCGAGCGCGGCGATTTTGGTTTCAAAGTCCATGATGATCTCCTGGTGGTTTGGTGGGGATTGATCAGGCGCCGAAGATGGCAGTCGAAAATTCGACCTCGATTTGCTCCGGCACCGGGCTGTCGGTGTCGGGCATGGGGAGGAACGCCAGCCACCAGATGGGGTCGACCGGGACCAGCCGCCG